ACAGGATCTATTTACCCTAAGTAGACACAGCAATATCATACTGTTTAGTTTTCTGAATTGCTACTTTTCACGTGACGAGGATGGAGCGAGTATCTGATACTCTAGAGGCATCCACCTCGTCCGATTCTTCGGTCGACTGGTCCGCCTTTCACAAATCACTTGAGGCTGGAATCGGTCTAAAGCGAATGAACGCAGATAAATGGACGTACAAGTACAACGTCGAGCAGACGAGGATGAACACTGACCCTTTCGTCAGGAAATCAATGAAGTTGTGGGACCCTGAAACCTACAATAGCCTTCGCGGCTACTCCAAACGCGCGAAGCTAGACAGGGCTCTACTTTCACTAAAGCAGTTTGACCGTTGGCAAAAAACCAAATCAAACATGCCCTGTGAATTCAGAGATTGCTATTCTCGCGCTCTTAACGACGCCATTCGTGTCTTCACCCCACACGATAAACTCAACAGACTGTCCGTCCCAAACGTCTGTGATTCCATGAACTTGAACTCTGCCGCCGGCTTCTCTTTCCCTGGCAAGAAAAAGAGCGAAGTCGTCGAGGAGGGTTTCGACACCGCAAGTTACATGGCGCATTTCATTTCAAACCGTCGGGGGGTTTACATCCCACCGGCAAAACTAGCGCTGCGCGGACACCTTTCTGAAACTGATGAGCTCAAAACTCGATCAGTTTGGGTGTTCCCATTCGAGGTCACAATCCTCGAGGGCAAATGGGCTATTCCTTACTACAAGTTTCTTGAGGAAGAAGTTCCAACTGTCCATTTTGGCGAAAATTCAATGCAGCGCCTCGCCAAGAACCTTGTTAGTGGCCTGGCCAATGAGTCAGAGTGCACAGAGGTCACACTGGACTGGTCCGGTTTCGACAGTTCAGTTCCAAATTTTATGATCGACGACGCTTTCGACATAATATTCAAATCATTTGATGAGACGACCGTGTCACATGACGGCGATCTTGTCTTTGGGGGAGAGCACATGGCTGGAAAACAGGTCGCAATAAAGGAGTGGCTAACCACATACTTTAAGAAGACCAAGCTGATGATGCCTGATGGTTCTGTGTACCAGAAGTTCCACGGTATTCCGAGTGGATCATTCTTTACACAAGCTATTGGGTCAATCGTCAACTACATCGCAGTCCAGACTCTCAACTACTACTTCGGTTGGAACGCACAGAGGCTTAGGGTCCTCGGCGATGACAGTACGTTCCTTGTGCCGTGTGGTAGAGGTAAGGTGGAGGCTCACGCTGTCAGTGAAGCCGCACGTAGATGCTTCGGCTTAGTATTGAAAGTTGAAAAGCTGAGGATCGCTGAGAAACAGGAAGAGAGAAAGTTTCTTGGCTATCAAGTACAAGGGTATAGGTATGAAAGACCAACGGAAGAGTGGTTCCGGATGGTGCTTTATCCTGAGCGGGATGTCGAGTTCTTAGAACAGTCCGCTGCCCGAGTATTCGCCTTCTATTTATTAGGAGGCGTAAATGATGTACAGTATTGCGAGTTCTTCAAGGACTTCATCAATCGCTATCCTGTCATCTTCAATCGAACGTTGCCCCTCACCAGAGGCCTAAAACGTTTATTCAAGTTCGTCTTCCGCATGCGGTTAGACAGTTTGGTCCTACCAGACATGAGCGCGCTCGACCCATTGAAGGTGCCCTTCGCACTTTCGATGGGTGACGCTCCTTTCGGG